ATACCTATCTGACCAACATCCATCATTTAAGTTATGGTCTGTGATGTTAAAATCACCTGCAACTAATGGTTCACCTTCTTTCCAACCATTCTCACGGGGGTCATCTTCAACAATCACCTCACCCCACCGATACCATACTTCATCTTCCAGATATATCTTTTTCCCATTGTGTAGCGTTTTCATCCAATAGGTTTTATCAGATACATCCTTCTTTTCAGAATTTGTAATTTTATAAGGCATCAGTACCTCATGATAAAGTCACGGACAGTGAGGGATTCGAACTCTCGGTACCTTTCAGTACGGCGGTTTTCAAGACCGCTGCAATAGACCACTCTGCCAACTGTCCTTATGCTCCGGGCGAGACTCGAACTCGCAATCCCGGGTGGGAAGCGGTTTTTGAGACCGCCGCGTATACCATTCCGCCACCAGAGCCTAATCAAGAATACATGTTTTGTCTTGCCATGACACCCGTTCAGGGTGACATATGATTCTCCACATACCTATTTTATCTTTTTCTGATTTTCTTGTTGTGTATGATTTACAATTGATGATGACATCGGTTGCCTCATGTCGCACATCATTAATATGCACAATCCATATACAATTGTCAAGTGTCTTTACATGAGCATGTATGGTAACTGTATTCATGTTTCTCCTTGTTATGGGTAGTGAGGGACTCGAACCCCCGACCCTCTCGGTGTAAACGAGATGCTCTAACCAACTGAGCTAACCACCCAATATGGATCCAGTCGGGATCGAACCGACGACCTTTCGCTTGCAAAGCGGACGCTCTCCCAGCTGAGCTATGGACCCGTGAGTAGGTCCCGAAGGACCTACTTTGTTACTTGGCTACCACTGTGTCAAGTGGTGTGCTGGTTACTGCACTGTCAGGAACCGTTACAGCAGCTGCCGTATCAGCAGGGGCGGCAACTGTGGTATCAACTGCGGTTTCTTCCTTGCTACCACAAGCGGCAAGACCAACAAGTGCTACTGCAAAAATCATATTACGCATATTATCTCCTTTGTTTGTTTTTTATTGACGGGTACTACATTGCCCTCCATGGAATCGAACCACGATTCGTTGATCCAAAGTCAACTGTATTGCCATTATACGAGAGGGCAGTAGAGGGGTGACAATTGAGGTATGTTCCAGATACCCAAGGATGTCGCGCGGTCTAGACCCGCTCCCCTTAACCTTTTGCAACATCCGAGACGTTGCCAAGCCCATATTCCTGCGCCGAATATGAATAGCGGTAGAGTTCTGCATTTAACGTCAAATCACCCTACAAAGTTGACGAGAAGTACCGCGTATGGGAATCGAACCCATCTTACCAGAGTGAAAGTCTAGCGTCCTAACCGATAGACGAACGCGGCGTAAGTACTGTAGTTGTCAACTAGCGAACACATATGTAATCTAACACAGTGTCCTTCGTTTGTCAAGCCCTACTTTGAAACTTTTTGTTGTTTTTCACTATACTTAAATATAATACCCTGGGACTCATTTGTCAAGCCCCAGGGTACGTAGATGTAGATTACACTTTACGTCTTTTTGGGCTTTTTCTTTTTTGTTTCTTGTGCTACTTCTTTGATATTAATCTTTGCACCTAAGGTTGTCAAGACCTCACGCATGTTTGGATACACTTGAAGTAATGTTTGATCCTTAATGTGGACCATGACATTGGCTTCTTTCCAGTGCATTCCTTCGAGCATTTGTAACCAACTAAGCTCTCTTTTGTGTGTAGGTATTTGTTGCATGGAACCTTTAGGTAGAAAGTTTTTTATTCTACGAAATTCCTGACGTGCTGTGGTATGGGAAATACCATCAGGAATGGCTGTTTCAGGCTTATACGTATCAGGCATACCGTCAGGTAACCCTGATAGTTTTTCTTCAGCAATAACTGCCATACGCATCAAGGGAGCAAATGTAACATCCAAACGTGCAATTTCTCTGGCACGATTTACTTGAATTTCAAGTGTCTCACCTTTAGCAATATAATCTAGTTTTTCATTTAACAACATGACCGCTGTTGCTTTCATATCAGAACTCCGTGATGTGCTCCATGAGATTCTTCATCTTGTGAGCAATAAAATAATTTAGCAATTGTGATTTATCCCGAACATCCTTTTGAGATGTGAAGTTATTTATAATAGTTTGGCCAATCTCCTCTGGGATATTTCGCAAGTCCACCAAATTGGCATTACGACGAATGTTTGCCTCATGGGGTGTACCATCCCAATGTGAGATGGGTAGCTTCTTCCATTCTTCCAAATCCTTTTTACGAATAGGCTTCTGCCGACCACCGCTTACAAACACATCGTCCGGTGAAAGAAAGTTAGGTACACCGTCACCCTTGTCACCCAATAGAATATGTTCCATGACAATCTTATCAATGCTTTCTTCCGCCTTCACCCACTTCTTGTGGATGGGGCTATACTGCTTCACGTTCTTGTAACGTTGAAGCTGTGTGAAGTCATGGTCGCCTGATAGGATCAACACAGGTTGCGGGACCATATCAAGACCTTCTTGAACAAGGTCATGGTCCTGTGACCAAATTACCAGTGATGCAATAATGTCATCGGCTTCTGCCGTTTCCGCCTCAACAACAGGATAAGGGAAATGCTCGGCAAGTTCCTGCTTGATTTGATTCAACGCCTCGAAAATGGCATGCCAGTCGAAACCAGAATCATCTCGCGCCTTCTTTCTATTTGCCTTGTAATATGGGAACATCTTCTTGCGCCAATAATGTTTATTATCACAGGCAATAACAATTTCCCCAAACTCTTTTCCATACTTCAGCTTATAGCTGCGTAGTGCGTTAATAATCATATGGCGAATAAGTGGCGTACTGATTTCTGCGTCAGTCCGCCCACGAAGCTCTGCCATGAGAGTGCTAATTGCCGTCTGGCTATAATCTACAATAATCATGTTACCTCTGTAAGATATATTTCACAATCAGGAGTGGGATCCCGATGGCAAAGATGTAATGTACGTACTACAGTGTGGTTACCTGAAAGCACTTGATGAGCACAGTCATCACATAAAACATAACGAATATGCAAATATTTGTCAAGATCCATGAATTCAGGACGATAGGTTAAACCAATTTGTTCAACCCCCTCATCCTTTTTTCGCTGATAGAAAAGTGCACAACACATTGGGATGTTACTATGTATCCCAAAATGATAATGAAAATTATCCATTAATCAAACAGGAGGATTGAATGAGGACTGGTCCCAATGGGGTTTTGTAAAGACACCTCGACCCACAAGGTCTTCAAATACAGCGAACGTTGCACTATGGCGAGCATTATACAACTCCTTCAATCCAATAAGAATGTTCAAGAGTCGATCCTTATCCCGTGCGTTGATATCCATGTTTCCTACCATTGTAGCCACGAGGTCAATATCGTCAGTCACATGCCAGCACTTCATCAACATATCTTCCAAATCAAATTGTGTATTCATTAGTCAATCCTCAACAGAATGAGATTAGTATTAGTACGTCCAGTCATGTCCTTACACTTTGCACGAATGCCATCAAACCAATTGACCGTCTGATTCTTTCGGAGCTTCATGATTTCGGGAATTTGTTCCTCGGGCTTACGTAGAATTTTCTCGCAGGTCACCTTGAATCCCTCAATCTTTGTACCCTTCACAAACAAACTGTTCTTCAATTCTGCCTCATAGTATCCAAGTCGGCGCTTCTTGGTATCATAGACCCAAATCATATTGGCGCCGATGATATCAACCGGATTCAAACTCTGAATGTTCAGTTCTGGGAAATCCTTCATGAAGCGAAGCTTGCTTGCCATCTTCTTCTTGTCCACAGGCTTCTTCTTGCGAATACGCTGCGTCTTGATCCGTGTGGATTGCTGTGAAATGGTATCCATGACCTGAGTGAAAGTATCAATAATCTTTTTGAGATTACGCCTTCCGATATACTTGTATCCCTGGGCAAGCTGTTCATCGTCACCAGAATATGCCTGAATCCATTCAATCAAATTGCGATTCAAATAATCCTGAATGAGCTTGAGCTGCGGACCCTTGAAATTTTGTGACAGAATATCTCCCGAAATGTCCTCGGGCGTAGCCAAATTATCTTCAAAGGCATCATCCACGCGGACATCTAAGTCAGATAGAATGGATGCTACTTGCGCACGGATTCGTTCTTGGATTGAAGGAACACTCCTAACTTTAGTAGATGTTTGGGTGGTAACCTTCTTTCCAGAAATGCCGGTGAACTCCATGATGTAATTACGGATATGTTGTGAATCTTTAGACTTCAACGGAAATCCCTGGAGGTGAATTCGAGCAAGAGCACAAATGGTTTTATTCACAAAAGAAAGTTTCCTAAATGCTTCAATGTCTCGCTTAGCTGAACTTGAGCGATGCTCACGGATCCACTGCTCCATATATTTCTGATAATCTTTATCAGAAGCACAATAGTTGTGCCAATTCAAAGCTTTACTTAACTCAGAATTATATTTCTCTTCCGAAACAAGTTCAGACCAGGTGGGTTCATCGCCCAGAAAAGCTGCCTCTGACGCTGGAGGAAGAACAGAATGAAGTTTCGACATAATTAGATGGCAATCTTTTTAAGTGAGTCCCAACGGAACGAACGCCAGGCCTGATTTTCCATGTCCCATACCGGACATACATCAGGATTAACCTTTCGAACTGAGGTTGGAGTTTCAGATTCCTCGCGGGCAGGGATAAACTCCTCATTCAAGGTGCACTTCATCACCCGTTCAGAACCGTCCGCCTTGGTGAAGGTAATGTCAATCACTGAAGCACGAAGAATGTTCTTCACACCTTCACGAACAACTGGATCAAGATAATTCATACTGCCTCCATTTTTAGAGTATACTTAAATATAACACACCGAGGGCAGTTTGTCAAGTCCTTTGTAAGTGCTTATAAATCAACAACTTACCGTCATTTAGGCTTCTTTACTATACGGAACCAACTACCTGGATTCCAATCTGTATCCATTTTAGTGGTATTGTTGGGGTTAATAGCAGATTCAGATTTGATGGTTTCTGCAAAATTCTTTGTAGGAGGAATAATAGTTTTAGTAATTTCTAATGGTTTATTCTTCATAGAAATGTTAGCAGCAATCACCATGAGAATTGCCAGTGGGTCAAACACAAAGATTAACAACAATACAAGTAACCGAACTGCTTTGTCAATAGTACTGGTATCATCTGCACCATACACTAACTGTGCCACATACTTAATAGGCCCTACTTCTGTTTCCAATTTTCTTTGTCCTAGATTCAATTCTGCTTTCTGCTTCTTCAACTCAGCAATCTTTTGATTGCTTGTGGCAATTACAGAATTTAAATCTGTGCGTTCCCGGCGTTGACTATTACGTACTTGAATAGCGCGTTCAACCCGACTACTATCATTTAAGTTACTAACTGCTTTGTCTAATTGTTGTAACGTGGTGCGTGACACACTCACGTTGTCTTGTTCAATGGCAATTTGTGCATCCAACAAAGCAATTTGTTCCGAGTTGGCATCCAATCCTTCTGTGCCTTCAGCATAGGCACGGGTGAGATATCCGAACACACCAATGCTTGTGATGAAACTTAACACAACAATGGCTGAAATGAAATAACTTCGCATGAGGATATTTGTCTTACTCCAAAAACGATATATCCATGAAGCAGCAACCAACTTTCCTAGTTCCAACGCGGATCCCATGATACCTACAGCAATGGGTGCACCTGGAAAGATGGCAATCAACCCCGCAATGGAAAACCACGCGGCAACTGAACTAATGAATAGAGCTGAGAGTAATGTGATGATTATCATAGCTTTAAATGTTTCTGATGTATTCTACACATGATCCATGTGTTATAGAATTTTTCAGGATTGAATAACTTTTTTCCAATATATTCTCGCCCTGTTTTAAGGTTAGTGATACGATAGACAAATCCTATAATATCATCAGGCACTTCATTGAATTCAACACTTTCATATAACCACATAGTCTAGCCTCAATCATGAGATACTATACTATTTATTAGAGGTGTTGAAAGTCTTTTATTGTAATGTGATTATCGTAATCAATCAAGATGGCAGTCATGTTTTCCACCCAGTCACCTGAATTTATATAATGAATACCATCAATTTGTCTGTTCTCAGGAACGTGAATATGCCCGCAGATAACACCTGAACAATTATGTTGGCGTGCCAGTTTTGTGGCACTAACTTCAAAGTCTGTGATGTAATTCACTGCTGCCTTCACACCTGCCTTAATGTCCTTGGAGATGGAATAGTACGGGAGGTTACGCCAGGCACGCCACTTGTTATACAGAGTGTTAATACGTAGTGCAATTTCATATCCTGTTGATCCTAACTTGGCAATCCATTTCCACTTGGCTACGAATACGTCGAGAATGTCACCATGAAAAATGAAATATCTCTTTCCTTCACCTAAATCAAGAATGTAATTTTCTTCGACTTGAAGTTTGCCGAGATGCATGTGCATGAATTCATGTAGAAATTCATCATGATTACCTCGAATCCAAACTACAGGTATCTTTCTGGAAATGTCTAATATCTTCGATATCACCTTAGTGTGTTTTGCTCGCCACTTGTATCCTTTTGCGAGCGCCCACCCATCCACAAAGTCACCATTGATAATCAGAATGTCAGTGTGATTCTGATTTAAAAATTCAAGGAGTTCAGTGGCTTTACAGGCTTCGGTGCCCAAATGAACGTCAGAAATGATGATTGCCTTATGATGTTTCATGTTAGTCCCAGTAATTTACTGTTGCTTTTTCGAAATGCTTTAAATTATTTCTATTCCAAAAATTAACAGCCATGTATTTTAACATACCCCAGTAACCCAACTTCTTGAATCTTCGTTCATCTTGACCAAAATGGTGATGAATGATTTTAAACTTCTTGGCATCATATTTCTTACTAAGAATATAATCTTCGGATGTATCGTATTTGTTTGGGAACCCTTCAAGTTCTTCAAACTTACTCCGACGAGTCAAGAAGAATGCACCTATGGCAAATGGCGTGTTCTTGGTCATTATCTTGTTGATAACATTGAATCCCCAAAAGAAGAATGATGCTCTTAAATCTTTCCCATAATTTTTAATATTGGCTGTTATTAAATCTAATTTTTCTTCGTGGATGCATTTGACAGCATCAGAAATAGCATGATGATTGAAAAGGCGAACATCGGCGTCTAGGAAAAGGATGTAAGGTGTAGTGACTAATTTTGCTCCGTTATTTCTACCTACAGAAACGGGACCTCCTTTGACAATCTCAACATTGAGTTCATCTTTGAAGGTTTTGATGAGAGGAACAGTGGCATCGGTACTGTCGGCGTCTGCAATAATAATACGAACACCTTCAATGCCATGCTGCTGTAACAAATCTTCTAATAAAGGTACAATATAATTTTCTTCATTTTTACAGGGGATAACAATGGTGAGTAAATTCTTCATTCCTCATCCTCATCATCAAACTCAAACGTTTCATCTTCATCTAGTGTTTCACCACAGAATGGACAAAACTGAATGGTGTAATGATAATCATCCATGTCATGCTTAATTGAAAATTCCGCCTCGCATGAAAGGCAACAGAAAACTTTATGCATTTTTAAAATCCGTAATCGTGTTGTGAATCAACTTCTACTTCTAACTTAGGCACATCTTTTCGTTCAGCAACAATGTAATAATGATATGATACATGATTGTTTCCCCCAACTGAAATTTCTGTGTCACTGGTTTGTAGTACGTGTAAGAATTGGTCAGGGTGTGTTGCTGTTAAATGTACTGTGATACTTTCTTTATTCACCAAATGTTGCCAATACTCAGGAAGAACAATGACATCACTTGAAGTCTTGCCCCGAACATACACCGCCAATTCAGGACCTTCTAAACTACCGTGACGTAATCGTTGATGTTCTTTTGTTGCGTCTGGGTGTTTAATATCGAATAATTTATATGGCGCCGCCAATGACGCAAAGATACCTAACGGCGCCTGTACCGACGTTGCTGCTGTCACAGTTGTACAACCAACGGGACCTGTGATGACACTTGCCGATGTCATGTTTGCAACGAACACACCTGATGCCCCTGACACAACACCCGTCGTTGTTGTATTACCTAAATTTGTAATGGTTCCTGTTTGGCTAATAATGACAATGGGTAATTCTGAACTATTGAACCATGTGGTAGTGCCGCGCTTTCGTATTTCAATGTTTCGAACACGATAGTTTTGATTACCTATAATGACATCTTCGGCATTGTCATTAAAAATAGGTTCGTCACTCATGCGGCACCTTTAACAATTTCAATGGCATCTACGTATTGTTGTTTTGCGTTTGCACCCACAATACTAGTAACAATTTCATCATTCTTGAAAATGATAACAGTGGGTACGGAACGAATATCATATTGCTGTGCAACTTCTGGTTGTGCATCAACATCTACAGTTTCAAACACAACATCAGGATACTCAGTTGCTAGCCCCGATAACACAGGGGCTAGCATTCTGCACGGAGCACACCAAGGTGCTGTAAATCTCTTAACGGTAATCATACAACCTCACATGCGCCGCCGCCACATGCAACTTCACCTTGTAATGAAGTACTGTCGGCTAATTCAACAACATCATCTAAATTAATGGCATGTAGTGATGTAATCATTTCTTCGTATTGCTCCTGTGTGATATCTTCAAAGGGTGCTTGAATATATGTATGGTCGCTGTGAGGAAGAACTGAGAGAGCTGTGAAACTATCACGATTTGCCCACATCCATTCACCCACTTCTTGCCATTCATCAGGCTTGATAGTTACAGTGGTTGAAACATTATTCTTATTGGATCCCTTACGATGTCCTGGCTTCACCCATTCCTTCCACACCTTAGATACGCGCTTCAATAAATCAAGAGCACTTTCTTGGCGTGTGACTGCCCCTGCCGGTGCCTTCTGAGGCACTTCAATTACAGCCTGAATGGTGGGCTTGAAGAATTCATCCTTCACAAGTTCAGGGTGATTGATGTTCAAGTAGGTGTAGATGCTTTCATTCTTGCCCACACGAATACGGCGAATGTAATGTTCATTATGCCATGCATGAATGCCAGATGATGTGCCTAGTACTAGGGATGATGTACCTTCAGGCTTCACCGTTGTGCATCGTGCCGCTGGGTTCGTACCAATTAAAGCTGCGACACGTTGATTCTCTTCCTTCACCAGATTGGCTGATTCCTTGAGGTCTAACTTCAGGACTCCGCCAGAAGCAATTCCTGTCATTGATACTCCAATCAAGGCTTCCTTCTCTGTTGTTCTCTTCCATATATCCCTCAAATAGTGAAAGTCAGTATAACTTGCCTGTAATGTGCCAATGAATGCTGCCGCCTTGGCACGTTCATTTAAATCATTTTGTGATTCAACATCACCTGCGTGAATGGTTGTTAAGTTACAGAATTGGAATGGACGGAGAGAAATTTCTGCACATGGGTTCATGCCCCAATCCTTGTCATTCGTGAAGAAGAACCCAGGTTCACCTGAGCCTGATGCTTCAATCTTCTTCCACAAATCCATGAACACTTCCTCTTCCACCATGTGGCGAACAATCACAGCAGAATTGTTGGCGCGACCACGTTGAGGAGCTGTTTCCCACCAATTACCAAACTTACATGTCAACATTTCTTCATCATCAATGTTGAACAATGAAATCATAGCGGAACGACGAATTCCACCAGCAAGAACAGCGTCAGCAATGTAGCATAGAATATCGTGGACTTCCAACGTTGAAAGTTTTTCGCCGTTTTCTTTTCTATCAAGAATTTTCTGAACATTATGTAAGCAATCCTTTAAAGGTTCTGGACCAGGTGCCTTGCCGCCTGATGTAATGAGTTGTGCGCCCTTGGGACGAATATCACTGAAGTCGAATACAGGGTAGGCCTTTCCCTTCATGTATGCTGTCATGAGCACCTTGATGGCATCCGCCCATCCTTCAATACTATCACCAATCAAATAACGACGATTCTTAATGGGCTTGTTAATTTCTGGGAGCTTTTCAATGTGATGACGCTGTACTGAATACCCTACACCTGTGCCTGAAAGCAATAGGAACATAACTTCACTAAAGGCATCAACATGGTCAATTGGTAAGAAACAGCAATTATACAAACGTGCGTTATTAATGGCGATGGGCTTGCCAGCAAATTGTAATGAACGCATTGAAGGGAGCACCTTCTTGTCATAGACAAACTTATAGGCAGCTTCAATTTCAGCCTGCAACTGTGGAAACTTTTCCAAGTGCATTTGCTTATTTCTATCAACCAATTCAACCCAGTTTTCACGACGATTCTTTGTTGGGTCAAACTTTGCATACTTCATGAAAGTTGTAATGTCTGACAAAATCTTTGCAGGTAATTCCATCTTAGTCATCTGTAGTTAGTCCTAGTGCTCGTTGAATGTTTGGTGGAAAATATGTATCGGGCTTGAGAATCTTGCCATCTTCGCGCTTGATAACCTTGCCCTCTACTGTCTTACTCATATTGGATGCAGAAATTTCATGCCACACTTGATGCATTGGAATTCCTAAACTATTCGCCAACCCTAAAATAACCCAGATTAAATCACCGCATGCATCTGCCACTTCGGTGATGTCAGAATTTTCATATCCTTCTTTTAATTCTTCAAATTCTTCCCGGATCAATTCCATATACAAATCTGCTTGCGGAAGATTTGCATTTAGAAAACTAGGTTGACGTAATACTTCTTGTCCACATGCTTCCATGAAAATTCCTACGTCAGTTTGCTCTCTCATTTTACGTCCTCATTGTGTGAAAAGTTATTTATCATTGGGAAGATTTCAGCGATTGCCTTGGCACAGGCAACAGCAATCTCACGGTGTTCTTTCTGAGTTGCCGCCTCAGAACGTATATCTATATAGTGAATCCAACTTCTCAAGGTGCCATTCACATACATACGTGACTTTGTAAGACCTTCAGGCAGGACAGCGCGTGCAACTTCTTTTGCAATTCCATTATCAAGAGCCCATTGATATTGTTCAATGGCTGTTTCCCACACAGCACGTTGCCTTGCCTCCCACAACATTTGCAAATTTTCATCTTGTGTTTCAATGGAATTTTGCCGATTCTTTAAATCTTGTAAACGTGCCTCACGAATCTGTGGTTCCATATCCAACGAATCAACTGACGCATATCGCTGTGAAAATTCTTGAAATGTGAAACTCCGATGCCGAAGAATTTGTCGTGCAATATCACGGGTTGTGTCAATTTCCAATGTCATGTTCACCATCTCAAACGGACTCCAATGCTTATATTTGATGAGATAGTTGATGAGTTTTTCTGATGACTCTGTGTTATTTTGATTATTGGGATTACTCACTCGGGCGCAAAACGCCACAAGCTCAGTGGGCGTGGCGATAAAATCAAAATCATCACATGCAATCGTGTGTGATACGAGTCTCACGTTCATTAGCAGTTTCTCCATTCTGTAAATTTGAGTTGGGCCATGAGTCCTTGGTAGGTGTTCTCACGAATAAGTTGTTGGATTTCACCTCGGCCTGCCACATAGTCATTAATATCCTTTTCAGGAATGCCACAAGGCCAGATGAATACTTTATAATTAAGGTTAATATATTTTTCAACAAGACGACATACCTCAATATTTCTAGGTTGATTGTCAAACACTATTGTAATGAGTTCTTTGTTCAATCCCAAAGATTCAATTTTTGAGAATCCCGTACCAGCAACCGCCACACAATTGTCAACAAACAGGCTATCAATAGGCCCTTCAACAATTGTGATGGGAATTTCTTTGTTAACATTATTCATCCCGAAAATTAAAGGTTCATCATCTTTCAGCTTTATCATTATATAGCGAAGATGTTCCCCGCGCAGGGCTCGCATCGTTACACCTGTGAGTTCACCTGCTTCATTATAAAAAGGAAGAAGTAAGCGAGGTTCTTCTGTCTTGATACTTGTATATTCAGGCGCTATCACTTGTATTTTTCGTACTGAATTGATATAGTACAACTCGGTAAATTTACTACGCGGAATGCCGCGCGTCAAGCAATACTGGACCGCCTCGTTATCATCAGGTAGTTCTGATAATTTTTGTGCGACTGTTTCTATTAAAGGTTTAGGTTTAAACTCCACCTTTTCATATTGATAGACAAATTCTTCAGCTTTCGTATGCGCTTTGGGCCCGTTCTCACCTGTAGCATAACGTTCAAACACGTACTGTTGGTAGAGTATACTATCTATATTCTTTAGAAATGTGCCGAAGTGTTGGCTTGCCAAACAATTATGACACTTGTAGTACAAGTCATTTCGTTGACGATAAAAATAACCCCGTGCCTTGTTTTTATTGGTGCGAGAATCACCACACACAATGCACCGGCAGTTCCACAAATCAGTTTTCTTTTTCTTGAACAACGGTAACCGATGTCCAATCAAGTTCAAATATTTGGTATCAATAAAATAAGACATTGTGCGTTATCCTCCTATACAGAAAGATATAACACAATGTCTCGGTTGTCAATACGTGTTATTTAATTATTCTGGCGACAATTTCGTGAGCGAAGGTACCTAGGGCGATGCTACCACCCATCATCAACCATTTCCAACGTTCCAATTCACCTATGCGTTTTTCCAAATCTTTGCTTAGGTCTGTGTTAGTTTTGGTTTCTTCGGTGATGCACTTCTTGATGTCTGCCATTCCATACGTCATGGCAGTCATTAATCGTTGTTCTGTTTCATTGATATCATCAGACAATTCACGGCTAACAGTTGTGATGCGTGAATGTAATTCTTTAATATCACCTTGAATTTCCTGCCGGCGTTTTTCCACCAAAGTGAAAAGCTCCTCGTCTATATCGTCCTGTTTGTTTAACCGTTCTTCATGAACAGCCAACATTCGCGCAATACTGTTGGATACATCCCCCATCTTCTCAATGGCGGTATCCATTTTTTGAAAAAGCGATGTCGTTCTGTTGACATCGCTTTCCAAAAGAGCAACCTTGGTTTCTAAATCCATTTCCTATTAGGCTTCAGGCTTTTGCTTCTTCACCTTACCACCATACTTCTTCTTTGCCTTGCCTGCTTGTGCCTTGGCACTTTTCACAACACGCTTTGTTTCAGCTTCTACATTTTTAACGGCGGCAACAGCATCGGCAAAATCAACTTTGCCGTCATTGTTAACATCGGCAATGTCTTTGGCAGTTGAGATGGCTTTATCAGCGCCATCCTTAATCTTCAACTTCAATCCAGACACAGGAGCGGACTTTGTATTTTTCCACGCAAAGAATGTTGCAAGTGCAAGACCACTTATCAAAATAATCCAAAACATAATATTTCTCCTTTATTTTTTGTTTGATGTCTTTTTAGGTTTACGACGAAACATTTTTAACTTTAACAACGGATCATACTTGGCAATTTGTGTTTGCCCAGAATGTGCAATATTATTGACAGCTACTCCCGTCAATTCTTCGATAAACAATTTAAATGATTTCATATCTTTCGTAATTTATTTATAAGAAAATTGTCTAGCGGTACTTCAGCTTCGTTTATTTGTTTATTGATATGATAATTGTCCGGCAAGTAGTTCAAGTATACTAAAAATGTTTTAACTTGAGGCCAATGTACATGTTCAATTTTAAAGAACAGCGACGGCACTACAAAATTTCCAAACACATTGTACAACAAGATGATGTGATTCAGAATTAACTTTTCTGAGATTTCTCCGGTTTTGTTATATTTACGTAGCAAACGTTTAATATACTTAAACCGTTTCACATCATCTTGAAATTCTTTCATCCCAGAACAACTAGGATTGTTATAATGTTTTATTGCATACAATAGAAAATTTTCATCATTTAACATAATAATATTTACATTTATACCACTGTTGCTGTGCCGCCCAACACCCACCAATCACTACCGTACCAAACAAGAAGTGCTGTATCTCCCGCTGAATTAAACGTGATACTTGTTGCCTTGATGTTACTTGTAATAGTAGAATTTGCCGATGCTGATGTACACATGATGACTTTAATTTGTCCTTCATACAGCCCATCACTGATACCCAGCGAACTGGTTGTTCCAGTATTACTTATAAGTGTTAACGTTTGTGTTGTTTGAATGGTTCCTGATCCTGCAAGTGTTTGAGCACCATTGAAGGCCAAAGCAATCAGTCCAGAAAATTTCGTTAAACTATTGGGCAAATTAGCCAATAATGTTGAAATTGAAATTTTCTTGTCAGCAGTTCCTTGAATAAGGTACAGTACGTCCGCCGAATTGACGGACGTAGCTGCACTAAAATCTGTTACTTTGCTATCTGCCATGAGTTAGTCTGATTATGCGTCTGGGAATTGGATGTCATCAGCAGCATCACTTGTGATACCATTCTTTGACAATGCCACAAGCACTTCATATTGAATACGTCCTGCATGTTGACCCACGCCCACCTTTCTCTTTACCCAACCAGTGTGTGCTGCTGAAGTTCCTGTTTCACCTGTACCCTTGGCTGCTGTTGCAGTTGCAGCTGTTGAAGCCACCTTTTCAAAGTATTGTGCATTGTTACCAGTACCTGAGATGTCAACAACAGTTTCTACTGTGTATGTTAGACCTGTCAATGTACCAGCAGTTGTTGTAAGAGCTGCACCAGCTTCAGTTGTTAGTGTGAAGCCTGTTACGTTAGGTGATGAACCAGTAACGGCTGACACCTTGTATACAGTTCCTGTGGCATAACCTGTGATGGTTGCAGTACCACCTAGTGTACCAGTGATGGTGACACGGTCGCCTGAAGCAAGTGTTGAGTTACCGCAAGTGAATTGACCACCTGTTCCTGAAACAGCAACAGTTGCTGCCAAAGTGCCTGTTGTGGTTGCTGCCTTCACCTTGAAGGCATTGGCTGTTAAACCAGCAGTGGCAACATAGTATGTTGTACCAGAAGTAAGACCTGTTGCAGAAGTACCACCACCGTTGTTGTATACAACAACACTTCCTGCTGTAAGACCGTGACTTGTATAGGCGATGGTGTCAGTTGATGTTGTTACACCTAAAGTTGGGATGGTTACCCGAGCCTTAGGAATAACTACAGTAGGAACTGTTTCGTATGATGAACCTGTGTTTGTGACTGCAATAGAGGTTACTGCACCGCCTGAGATAGTCGCTGTAGCTGCTGCTGATGAACCGCCACCGCCTGTGAATGATACGGCAGGAGCTTCCACATATAATGTGCCACCATTTACTACAGCAACAGAAACTACATTGTCGCCGCCTGCACCAATTTCAGTGGCATTAACACCGAACACTTCGGTTGATAAGATGCTTGGATCACTTGGTAATGATGTTGGCTTTTCACTTAAAGTGTATCCTTCGCCGCTGAATGCTGACAACACCACTTGTGGATTGGCATTGATGACTTGGCATGATGTATCAGAAGCAATAGAAATGATAATCATTTCTTGGTCTCCTACACGAATGAAGTCGCCTGGTGCTGCTTCAGTTGTGAATCCTGTTGAAGAACCTGTCCGTCAGTTGTGGCAAGAATGCTGCCGAGCAATGCGTTTGCTTCAGTTGCAGCTAATCCTAGTGTGTTTGTTGAAAGATTCACAACATAATATGTTGAACCTGATGTGAGTCCTACAATTGATGTGCCGCCACCGTTTGAATATACTACGGCATCGCCTGTTTGAAACGGATGACTATTTGATGTGATGACACCAGCGGCATGAGCAGTAGCGCCGTTGAATGTGATGGTAGGTGCTGTTAATGTTATTGTACCTGACGATGTTTTATCGTCTGCTTTACCCCAGCCTGACATATGTTATTCTCCTGAATTATAGAGGTGTTCGACTTTATTGAAAAATTCTTTTACATTTTCTTTTGGCAAATCTGCAATATTCGTGATGCCGTATTCCTTCATGGTTGAAAGAAATGCATTTTCGTAGCTTTCTCTCATACCTTTTGCATTATCACGACGGCGGCGAAGTTCAGCTTTGGCACGACTTGCCACGCGCTTATCTTCAGGAGAGAGTTTACCCCCTGCGCGTTCTTTACTCTTTACATTGGTAGCCAAGGTGGATAACATTCCTTCTGGCATACGCTTTAACGTTTCATCACTTTTTTCAGTAACTATTGATTCCATGGCAGGGTTCCGTGTTTGGGTGACTATGGTACGCATTCGTTGAAATATTGCAGAATCATCAAAAGACATACTCATTAACTTATTTAGAAGTGTTGCAATAACCATACGGTCATCAGGAGTTAACATTGTACCACTTTGAATTCTATATAATGCTCTACGTAAAATGGGGAGTGTTTGTAACGGCATCAATCCCAATCGAACAAGAAGTTCCAATTTGGATAAATCGAAGTTCTCCCCAAGATTTTCACGTTCTAATGTTTGCATATGCACTTCCTAAAAAATTATATGACTATTTATATGAATTAGCAATTCCATTTACGAAGTGCTTTGTTGATACGAGAATTTGGGTCTCTGGCCGTCTTGGCTGAAGTTAATCTTTTCTTCATTCCGCCCATTCTGGCACAGAAACTCTTTCTCCGTTTGGCTGCTTTACTTCCCGCCTTCAATTTGGAGGGTTTTGTGGTTACAGCCATAGACAACTTACTGCCGGGATTTTCACGGCGATATGATGCAATGCCTTTTCTATTTAATCCGCCTGACGCACTTTTACCTTCTTTTCGTTGCCAGGCAGGAGCGGCTTCTGTGATGAATTCTCTGAATGATAGCATGTCTTGTTCCTATAGTTTATTTTTTTCTTTTTCGTGTTCTTCTGTTAGCAATGCGCTTCATTTCTATCTTTCGTAAGTTAGGGCGTAAGCGGATAGTTTGACGCGCAATGAATGCCTGAAATGGTACGCGCTTCATCAATGTTTCAATACGAGATTTTTCTGCAGGAGACAATGATGTTCTGGGACGATTACGTAGAATTCTCTTATACATCATTCTACGCGCTGCCAACTTTGCACGTTGTTGAATACGTTGCGGTGAGGCGGAACGATTCAATGCCATGTTCTTATATAGATTTCTTTTATGACGAGAACGTATGGCAGAGAAGCGTTTTTTAATTCTGCCCATGGGTGTCAACCCCTTTTCCATCAATACTTCTTCATCCATTTCATAATCTTGAAGTAGGTCTTCCCATTCTTCTTCTGACATCTCATCATACATGACTTCTAACTCTTGTAACAATTCATCATCAGAGGGATCGGATAAATCAATTTCATTATCCATATATGGGGCAAGTGTGTCACACATCTCAATTTCAACAAATTCCTTAAAGGTTTTTGTTTTCTTGGGATGTTGACCGGGTGTTTGTTTGAGCCACTTGCGTGTTAGCTCCGGAGTGCCCCATTCATTTTTCATGCGGTACCCATGGGATTAGTTCTGTGTGCATCATCAATCTTAGGCTCAGGATTATTCTTGTATGAGTCTTTCACCCATGCCAAGAAATCTTTAAACGTTAATAGCGAAATTTTTTCTTCGACTTGTTCTTTAATGGGAACGCAGTTAGGAACTTCTTTGCCGTTCTTCATTTTTGTACCAATTGATTGATATCCTTTCCAACAGGGATTTTTCATTTTTTTCATTTTAGTAGTACCGAAGTAGTTATGGCACCTGCTATAAATCCTGTAACGGCCATTACCTTTCTACTGGGTAAAGGAATGCCAAACATCTTGTTGGGATTTTTCGGTGCTGGGGGAATGTTTAATACAACCTTTTGCAGACTGTCACGGGACGTTGTAAGTAAGAATATTGCGTTGTCTTTATTTTGTAGAGCTTTGTTTAATTGTCCAATTTGTGCATCTTGTGTATCTATTGTATTTTCTTGTTGTTCAATGATTGAATCTTGAAGCGAGATGATTGATGTCATGTGCGATAAAGAATCCGTGACAGTCTGCGGCATTTCGGTTTCTTTCAATAAAGCAGCTCGTCTACTTTGTAATATAGACGTTGTGTTTCGTAATTCTAGTACATCTTGGGCATATTCACTGGCTTTGTCTTGTGCAAGTTTTGCTTCAGTTTCTTCAATGATGATTTGTGTTTTCAAACTATCAGCAAACTTTACTGCTGAATCTGCTTGTGCTTGGAATATCTTGTAGTTATCAATATACTCCTGCATTTTATCTTTACTACGACCATCCATGTAGACAAAGATGACCCATAATGATATGGATATTGCAATCATATATTTTAAATTCTTTGTCAACATGGAAAGGTCCTCTTTTTAATTATTTATTACTTCAACAAAGCGTAGAATTCTTTGAAGTGCTTGATTCTATCTGCCAAGCCAATAGTACCACCGTTTACTTTCTTTGTGATGGCTGTGACATCGGCATCTGTGGCACCCTTGTCTGACAAGGCATTCAATCCACGTGAGTTCCAGAACCAAGCGGCTGAAAGAAGGGGATACTTGGTGGCAACCAAATCAGGTGTTTCAAGAATGTTTTCTGGTACCACCTTATCAAAGGCACCATAGTTATCCTTACCTGTCAATTGAATGTAGCCACGACCACGATACTTGTATCCTTCACCTGAGGCTTCTGGACCATTACCCATACGACCGCCGTAAATAAGATTGGCAATCTTTTCAGGCTTACGTTCGTATTCCAATGCCTTGGCTTCGGTTGGGAAATACTTCTTGAACAATCCCAACAATCCCTTGGCGCCATAGTTCAAATTTTCATTGACTGCCTTGAAGTTGCCTGATTCATGTCCACATTGTGACAAGAAGTGGCATAAACGAAGTGGGGTATTGATTTGAAACTTTTCCATGACTTCTGGAATTTGTGCGATTACAGTATCGGGAACATGTCCCTTGAGCTTTTGAATATCCATTTATTTGTTCCGGTTAGAGTTAACGAGTTTCGCGCCATTGCATTGATGCAAAGGCATTGGTATCAGCAGTAGTGCTTAAGTTTCTGGCAACTAAAGCAAAAATGTTACTTTCAGTAGATGTGATGTTTTGACTGATATAGGCACGTTTTGCCTTGATGGGATCGGCAATACTATTGCCACCAGAGGATTGTTTTCCTGATGGCTTGTTGGCAGCAACGAATCCACTTGCAAACAATTCACCACCTGTAGTATTGAAGCTAGTGCCTGCCGTGATGTTGTATTCTACTACAGAGGAGCTGTTAGCCGCCACCCAACTACCGCCCGTGATGTTGGCATCTCCGGGGAGGCGCCATAATTCAAACACAATGGATGCACCATCAGACAATATATTCATATCTGTTAAGCGAACAACACTTCTGTTAGGTAGGGATTGATAGGTGTCAGTTAAGCGAATAGCCATTAAACATTTTGCCGCGGCAGGAGATCCTTTTGATAGGAGAATGTTTTCCGCATAATTACTGAAATTCACACCCGATTCAATGTATCCCCCTTCTGACATCACTGTGGAACACACTTGATCCATGAAGGCAGTTCCAACAGCTGTACCGATGTTACGAATTTCACAACGAATGGGAAGGTTAGGATTTCTCCAATATACAGTAGATAAGGTATTACTATGTGTGAATTCATGAGCCACAATGAACTCGCCGTTATGCACAAATCCTACACGCAAACGTCCCACACCTAGCCATTGATAATCACAGAAAAACAGTTGAGTAGCAGTGATTTCTAAATCAAATCCTGATGCGCCTGTTCCGTCACACTTATCTACGTTCCAGTTTGCTTGATTGATGGGTGTTTCATCAACCACAGATCCGCTAATACTTGTGCGCTTCACAAATTGTAAAGTGCCATTACCAGCTTGTTGAAAATATACGCCATCTTCTTCTCCGAATAATCCCACACGCTTTACTGTATTGGCTCGGGCGTTACCGAACATGAAACTCATCAATGCCAATTGACTTTTTCCTGGCATGTAGTGATGATGCATTCTACTTTGATGCACTACGAAATCACCATCGCCTGTGCCCACAGTTAAACGAACTGATGCTTCATTGGCTCGGAGAGTTTTTGTTCCTGATCCACTTGATGCAGTTAAGAGTTCAACTTCTTCTCCGTAGGTATGACTATAATCAGCAAGTGTATGTGGTTCAGAGATACGAAGGCGACCAAACGCATCGAGGTTTGTGCCGCCCAGAGATACTAGTAATGAATTGTTATTGCCATAACCGCCTGTAACAGGTAAGGGATTCGTGGCTTCAACCACACTACCATCCTTGCCTGCTGCAAGCATGACAACTTCATAGCGTTGTTCTCCATCTTGTACATCTTGCGGCTTAATATATTGTGCCATTATTCCATACCTGCCTGTACGGCGTCCATGAGTTGTTTTGCTTCGGCTTCACGTAACGTTGATGGAAGCCCTCGCTTGAAATTTTTAAAGTCATCATTTTTAGCATACTCACGCATTTTACTTGCCGACATACCTGATGCTCCATCAGCATCAGGGTCACGTTCGCCGGCGGATATTACTTCAAGAACTTTAAAGGTATATTGGTCAGCTTTTCCATTATACTTATTAAGGAGTTCTTGATATTCCCGCACTCTATCAGACCCACCTATCATGATAACTTTATCATATTGTTCTTCGTAAAACTTTTTCAACCACCCAAACATTGTGGGCATTTGTTGAGTTGCCAATTCAAGATTGACACGAGGAAACATCTTTTTCGCAAACTTCAATTTTGTTTCTGGGTCCAACGGATCCTTAGGTGATTTCTGAGTTTTTGAAAGCACGATGACATACTCACCTTTTTCTGTTCGTGCCGTCTCCAATACTTTCTTTATAAGTTTTTCATGACCTATAGTTGGAGGATTCATTCTTCCAAAAGCAAACACCATAGTTTTCAATGGCGTATTCAATTCAGGAGCAACAGGAGCAGGTCCTGTCCAATCTTTTACTGCATTGAAATTTGCTGCTGAAAACTCCATTCTATTCACTAACTTTACAGCATTTCCTTTTTTATCAATGGCAACATATCCTTCAGGATCTGTCACCTTAAATCCTTTCTCTGTTTCAATAAACGTAGGAATGCCTTGTGCTCCATTCAACTTCTTAACAAGAATATTTTTCATCATCAATAAATCTTCGTATAATGAAAACATAGTTCGAAGATTTGAACTATTCACCCGTAAATATTCCTGAATCTCTTTACGTAATCCCGCATAACGCATTTTTGCTGCACTTGTTTTCACCCCTGCTTCTTTTTCAGTAATTCTACTGATAACAAAAGGTTCTAACCCAGAAAGACTTTTCCGTGTTATAGGGGTGTTGGCGCGAACCAAACGATTAACGAATATCTTAAACATGTAACCAACCGTGAGGTCGGTGTTTTGTGTTGAGAGTTCGTCAAGAAATTTTCGTACTGCTATGGCGTTGGTTTTGGCGGAGGCTAATTTTGTACTAACCGTACGAGTTTCCTGTGCCGTCAGCGTCATTTTTCCGGACAAGTCCTTGTATGTCGCATCCTCAATCCAGGCGGTTCTAGATTTTAGCCGGCTTGTGTCAACACCAAACGAGGCAGATAAAGTATTTACCGGTCCCGTACCTAAATATTTAGTATGAAAGACAATTCCAAGATTGCTATTTCGTATCTTTTCAGACAAAGGATCCTGGGTGGGTATAGCATACACAATGGTGTTAGGCTTGAATGTGATGTATTCTTCACCGTCAATGACCTGCATCTTTTTTGTGGCGGGCGTAAACATGACATCCCCTTGTAGAACATCTTTCATGTTCAAGGGTTGTAGTTCTCGGAAACATGTTTTCAACGTGTCTGCCAAACCCCCTTCATGATACATGTCCACCATGGCTTCTGAGAAGCAGAGTTTGGGTGTTTTGGCAAAGGCACCGTGTTTTGTAGCAACGAAAAATAAGCCTGTTTCTGGGTCTCGTCCCGCAACAACAGCAGGGGCTCCGTCCCATTTCACTGTGACGTTAACCCCTGTATTGGCAGCTCCCTGAAACAGCTGCAAAAGCGCCTCAACAAACGCTATGGATTGTTGGGCGCCTTTATAACCTAAGTTGATGATATCATCTTCGAGGTGTTCTAAATGCTTATTTTGTTTACTAACCATAAGTTTCAACCATCTCTGAGTATAAAGACACTACTATTTATACTCACACACTAGACAATAGCTCATCTACCGCCTTTTTTCTATTGATAATGGATAGTAAAACATATCCTGATACAAGATTTTCAAGTATATCTTCAAACATTTCAACGGTATGTTCTTCGTTATCTATATTGAATTCTCTGAACAGCTTTTCATAAAACTTCATGGAAATGTTTGCTTCTTTTTCAATTCGCTTCGTTTCTTCTTCTGTCCAACTTTCCCAATTAATGGAATATTCATTCGCCATACTTTCGCCGACAGACTTCACGAAGTCTAGATTTTTCTTAATCATATTTTTAGTTATATCGGGTCTGACGCTTCCAACGTAGTGCCCGTTCAAACTCCGCCTTCTTCACTTCCCAAAGTTGTTTTACATCAGGATTTGTAGCGTTAGAAATCATCATGTTGATGTTGTTCAATACCCGTTCGTCGCGCAGAATGTCTTCCATAGAATCTCCTTGACAAATAATTTCTGAGGGGCAGTCAATAACATCATCTTTATCGGGTTCTTGTAGAACCACAGTGTCCACCTGTTTAAAGAACTTGGCCGGTGAGAGCATCATGTATGTAAAGGCCATTGCCGTAGGAATGTGATACCAATTACCCATAATGCTCTTCACCGTGTCCATGTTCTACTTTTCCTTAGCGGGAAAAGAGAGCGCTGCCAGCCTTGTTATAGGCTGCGGCGACGATGGCGCGGGATGGGGTTCCCATGCGATAGGTGACACCGTTGCTGTTGCGATTGGTGTACACGCAGAAGCCATCGTTACGAAGGTCGTTCACGCGAGCACGAAGGTTACGGACGCCGAAACGGCTACGAGCCTGAGCTGCGGTGAGGGTACGACCGGTTGAAAGATACTGGATAAGACGTTCATTCTGAGTCATGGTAAATCTCCTATTGCCACACAAGTCAAGAATTGTTAGATTGTGGCGGTGCATCTAACAATCATATAATGAAATACGGTTTTCAATTAGGATAACCGTAAACCTTTTTATACTTTACTTGCTACGCTTCGCCTTCGAAGCCGCCTTAGGCGCAGGCGCCGTCTTGGTCTTAGGGATCAGACGATTGGTGGCACGCGCCACCGCCTCCTGCTGTACCTGGTCGAGGCTGAGCGAAGTGGTCTGATTCTGAAGATAGTTGACAGCATCCGCCTTCGTCATCGCCTCGGGAAGAGCATGCCAAATGATGTTAGTTGCGCCAATCTTCTGAAGCACCTTACTGCGACGAACCTTCTCGACCGCGAAGCGAACCTTCGTGCCGTTGCAGCCCTTGCCACCAGTAGAGAAACCAACGAAGTTGACCTTGTCTGAATTACGCATAATGTAGCCTCCTGAGAAAGTTAGAGTTTTCACCTACAACTTAAATATACTACAAGTAGTACCGTTTGTCAAGCCTATGCTAAACTCATTTCACCACTTCCTTCTCCTGATAATGTGGAAAAGTCATAGTATCCTTCTCCGAAACTGGCCAGCCGGTCTAGATATTCTTGCTCATCTAAATCCACTTCTGCCCAGAATCGTCCGGTTACTGTAACCGCCTCATCCTCAGGGTCCTGCACATTTTGCGTCATTGTCGAACCCTCGGTTTAGTTTTGAATGTGTTACTCTTTAAATATAACACCATTTGGGGGATTTGTCAAGCCCTCCGCTAAGTGCTTATTTTACAACAACTTACACGGCTTGAAACCCCTGTGCTGAGGGGAGCCAACGCCAGATTTTCCGCATTAATGATTTTTTCAGTCTATCCCAGTCTGTTCCCTTGAAGGCATCTTTATAGAACTTGTAACTATACAATTTTCTATGTCCATCAATATGCTTCAAAATGGTTGACGGATTCGACGTTGGATAATATTGATTAATTTCCATGGCGATGTCATGGGCATATGCCTCAATCTCACACCATGAACTTAAATATTCTATTTGCTTTAACCGCTTTTTCGACAACTTATCTGAGTGATACACCTTCACTAAACGTTCCGAGTGTTCTGGACGAAACTCATATTGACTTTTATGGATGAATTCATGTTGAATAATCTGTGACAACATGAACATGAATCCATTGTACCGCGCCCGAGTAAACGAAAAGGTTTTTCTATTCGACGCAAAGTGAACATTAATCACAATGGGAATACCTGTCGCCTCTGTGTCATAGTACCCCGAAAAGGAATAGTATTGACGGGAGTTAGACTTACTCTTTAAATTGTCATCTCGAACCACTTTTCCTTTGGCACCCAGAGGGCGAAGAATTTTATTCATTCTTCTACTTATCTGCGCATACGTCAGCTCACTACCAATAATCTCATCGGGTGAAAAATGAGTATTTATTTCTTTGTGTAGCTTACTAGCCAGATACATAATTCCCCCTGGGTTAAGACACCACTCTCTATTTATATTTTAATACTTTCAAAGTTTCGTGAGAACGTTTTCGATGTGACAAAATTAGGCTTTGACTCCTGACTTGATGAGGGTGTGTCATTTTTCAAAACCATTTTTTGTGCTGACATGTCCAAATCGAACAACTTCATTTTAGCGCGGTCAACGCCAATCACAAATCGCTTATGATGATTAGGATCGGCATATCTGTTCTTCAATTGTTTTATCATGATTTGATCCAACTTCTGCAAATCTTCTGTGGAAATCAAGGCGAACATGAAGTCGGCTGTTGCCGGCAATCCAAATGATTCTGATGTGTCAGTCAATTCCACATCACTATTGGAATATCCCGTTCGTGTTGTTTGAGTTGCTGATACGATAGGTACATTGAATTCCACAGCCAATCCACGAAGTTCTTCTGCAATACCCTTGATGTAAATGTAACTGTTCACGCTCCCAGACATTTTGAAACGACTACTAGCACAAATGTTCAAGTAATCAATGAAAATCAAATCCGGACGGAAATCCTTCTTTAAACTCAACTCATTCAACAATGCTCGAAAATGTCCTGCATGTGCTGAAGCTGTAGGATATTCTTTAATGATGAGTTTTCCTTCCGTCTTGTTTTTGATACGACTAATTCTGTCATCAAACATTTGCTTCGGAAGATTCTTCAAATCATCCATTGTGACATTCATCAAATTGGCGTCAATACGTTCTGCAATCTTTTCTTCCGCCATTTCCATCGTGATGTACAGAACATTTTTCCCTTGACTCAAGGCGCCTGCTGCAACGTGACACATGAACAAACTCTTACCTACGCCTGTACCTGCCAGTGCAATGTTCAATGTCTTATTGGACAATCCACCCTTTGTAATCTTGTTGAAAAAATCCAAGTCGAAAGGAATCTTTTCTTCCACACGATGATAGAAATCATACCGAGTTTCACTATCATCAAGATAATCATGTCCCACACTATTATCAAAACTAATGGCTAAGGCATCCTTGAGAATTTCAGGAATGGCATCAGATGTCAGTTTATCATTCTTACCATCAATGATTTGAATGGATTGAACAATGGCGTTATACACCGCCTTGTCCTTACAAAACGTTTCGGTCTCATTCAATAACCATTCTTTATTCTTCTCAGCATCACTTTGAAATGAATTGACAAGTTCTACAATTCTCTCATACTCATCTTCACGAATTGTTTTGTCATTCTGTAATGAGATGTGTACGGCTTCAATTGTGGGGGAAGCGTTATACTCCCCCACAAAAGAATTAATCGTTTGAAACACCTTCTTTTCAGTTGCATCTATGAAATACTCATCCTTTAAAAAAGGAATAACTTTACGAAGATATGTTTCATCCTTCAGTAGATTGTTCAGTATCACCTGTTCCAATTTCATCTGTTTGCTCCCCGTCAGTGTTTTTAGCCATATCTTCAAGAATCTTGTGTAAAACTAAACCAATTTCAGTTTCAATCTGCTCACGATGTTCTTCTAAGATAACAAACTCAGGAGTTTCTAACAAGTGATAATCAAACTTAACACGACCATTTCCTTCTTCATCTTCACCTAAAAATTCAACAGGACCAAACACAAATGACAATCCCTGGAAGGTGCCTTCATCAATTTCAATATAAAATTCTGCGGTATTACTTTCTTTAAACTTTTCGTTTTTCTGGACAATAAAATTAGGCATTGTCATATTCCTCTTGAATGAGTTCATCAGTAAATTCTGCCACTAGGGACGAGTTGGAAATGGCATAATGTGTTTTAATCCAATCTCTGAACGTGCTATCCGAAAGAATAGACATCCAGAATTCCCGGGTGTATGTGTCATTTAAGCGATGCTTCTTTTCTTCTCCCTTCTTTTGATACCAACCATTTGCGGGCTTCACGACATGTCCAGATTCAAGTGCCACATCCAATAATCCTGACCATGTGCTAATACCCCCTTCAAATGATACCTCAACAGGAATCTTACTCTTTTCACGAACAAAGCGAGACTTCTCAACATTGATGATGAAGTTGTATCCCGTGAGACCATCAGCATCCTTCTCTTGCTGACGACCAATGATGAAGATGTTATCGGCTGAGTAATAGATGCCTGTACCGCCTGATACAATGTCCTTCGGGAACATACCAATTTCCTTGTATGTGTGATTCACAACCACCATGGGAATGTCCTTGATGGTTAAGTGGGGTGTACACATGCGGAACAGACTCTTGAGCTGCTTGGCTCTGGTCATGTCTGCCACACTCTTTCCTTCCAGTGCATCTTCAACTTCTTTCTTTGATGCCAAGTTACCAACAGAATCAACAATGATGATGACATGCTCACCACGTTCAATGTTGTTAATCTGTGACATCATATCATGTTTGAGTTGCTCAATATCGGTAATCGGTGTGTGGATCACGCGGTCGGTATCAATACCGAAGCTCTTGAAGTATCCCGCGGGTGCGCCAAACTCTGAATCATAGAACAGAATGGCTGCATCCTCATATTTTTCCAAATATGACTTCGCAAGAAGCATGGCGAACGCTGTCTTAAAGTGTTTAGAGGGACCTGCGAACACTGTTAAACCAGGCGTAAGACCACCATCAAGACGACCCGATAGAGCAACATTAATCATCGGGACAGGGGTTTGAATCATGTCCTTTGCTGAAAAGAATTTACTTTCAGTTAGGATTTCTGTTTCACGAATTGTGGAATTTTTTCGTAACTTGTTAATTAATGACATAGCATCTCCTTAGAATAAATCATCTAGTGTGGCAATTTTTCGTGTTGACCAACCCATACAATCAAGAATGGTTCGCATAGGTTCTAGAAAACTCTTTTCGAACATTGTATTATAATCAACATACTTATGTATGTCAAGTTCTTTTGGTAACGATGTCACAAATGCAATGCTGTTTTCCTTGATGGGATTGGGTTCCTTCAAATACAAATACTTGATTTTATCACCTTCTTTAATTAGCTCATACTTTCTTTCTAACTTCTTCAACTTAATGTGATGATTGTATAACAGTGCACCTCGAACATGCATAGGTGTCGCCTTCTGATATATGGTTGCCTGTGAATGATACTTGGAGAGATTGTTGGCACTTCGCGGAAATGCAATCTCCTCAGGCGTCATCTGCATGAATTTCTGTTCAAGGTCAGCAATATACTCTTGAATCTCATCTTGTGTTTTTGTCAGTGCCATCTTCACTGTGTTTCGAAGATATTCACGGACACTCCCAGGGGTTGAACTACGAACAATTTCAAGCCCCTGCACCTTCAGCTTGGGTTCCTTGTATCGAACACCTTCACTATCATAGACGTTCAAGGCATAACGCTTCTTTGCCACCCAGATTGCCTTATCAGCAATCACCTCACGTTTGAACTCCATCTTCGACACGTATCCATGTGTCACATCCATGATTTCTTCACAGGCGCGAGATAACACCTTACTAATTTTATCCTTACAAAACTTGTCAATCACATCCACAATCTTGTTCTTATCCAACTGTGAGAAATGTTGTTCAACCAACTTATCCAATGTGATGTAACAACTATCAGTATCGGAATAGAAAGTATACTCCACATTAGTCGTTCCGCATGTCTTGTTCAGATAATCATTCAATGCTCGACCAATATGTTGAATGATGTATTGTCCTGTCAACGTGATACCTTCGGCAATTCTATCATCATAGAAACGAAAGTATTGATTTGCCCAGGCACCATATAAACTATTCAACTGAATCTTACGAGCCATTTGAATGTTGTTATATTTGGAAATCAATTTTACCTGTTCAACATCCTTTGTCTTTTCATATTCCTTCTGTGCCTCAATCATCTTCTTCTTGTAGAACACACGTTCACTGAAAATCTTTTCGACAATTTCTGGGAATAATCCTTGATGTGTTTGTGTATAACAATAGCCATTTGCTGCCATTGCCACATTCTTGTCATGGAGCTGACCAACGTGTTCCGTATGTCCTGCCAAAAGTTTTTCAGGTGTGATGTCTAGTGATGCACCCGTTACCATTGTTTCAGGACTCATGTTATACTGCATGATGATGCTAGGATATAGTGATGCCGCGTCGAAGCTCACAACCCAATCATACTTACCCGGCACGGGTTCTTTCACATAGGCACCGGCAATTGTTCTACCTTCGTGATGTTCCTTTTGATGAACAATAATATTCTTTGCCCACAAATGATTGTGAAGAATACAATCCCAGGTTCGCACCGCCGAGAAGATGTCATTGAAGTTACACTTGGCATCATATGCCATCGTGATAACCAATTCAATCAACTTCATCTTATCTTCTAAGGCGTCAACCAGTTCTACGTCAACAACGTTATATTCCACAAACGATTGCCAATCATTTGTATAATGATCCTTGAATGTTTCATATTCCGTTTCTAGTTTCTTTCTTCCCAATTCCTGCTGTGCGATATAATCGAGCTTATAACTTTCTTGTGCCGAGTATGTAAACTTCTTATACAAGTCCAAATAATCTAAGCTACTCACACCAAAAATATCAGCCGTGAGAAATTCACGACCATTCATCGTGATGTATCGTTCATTAACAATACGCCATGGCGACAAATCCTTAATTTTATCTTCACCCAAAACTCTCTTGATACGAACCAGAAGATAAGGCATATCGAATAGCTGTGTGTTCCACCCTGTCACAACATCAGGAGTTGTGGCTTGCCAGAAACGAAGAAATGTGCTGAGCAAATCTGCTTCATCACGACACTTCACATATTCGAAATTGTTCTTATTGGAAATATGCTTGATGTTTTCAATGTCAAACTTTTTTGCGCCAAAGGTTGTAATCTTCTTTGTGTTGTTATCTTGTACTGTGATGAGCAAGACTTCCTCGATGGGATTGTCAATACTCGGAAAGCCATTCTCTGAGGCTGTCTCAATGTCGAGTGAGAAGATGGTGAGCTGACTAATATCATAATCAACCTCAGTAGGATATTTCTCTGTGATGTACTGATAGGCAAAAGAAGTGTTACCGAAGATGGGGAAGTTTTCTACTTCCTTATATTTCTTCATGAATTCTTTTGCTTCGTTGATGTCACCAAATTGAATAGGCTCTAGATTATCACCAAACAAACTTTTATGTTTTGTTTCAGTCTGCGCCTTAATGAACATCGTGGGGCGGAATTCCACCTTGTGGTTGTCACGCTTGCCGTTTTTAATTTCACGGACAAGAATTCTATTACCATATTGTAATACGTTCGTGTAGAAATTCTTCATTCAACCTCTCCCGGGTCTTGAATGTTTTTAAGATATGTATGAAATATAACATGATGCCACACTTTGTCAAGTAGGCAGGAAACCTCCCGTCTCCGAGAGGTTTCAATGTGTTAGACTAGTTCTAACTTTGGGCGTTCAGGAAGAACAATACCCTTGCCTGTAATCCTATTGTATTCATTCTTCAATTGGTCGGCTGCTTCATATACCAGCACAACATGTTCACGGGAATATGAAAACTTCTTGGAGGCAGCAAACGGAAGAAATGGTGCAAGACCAACAGAGTATTGATGTTCTTGGGTTGGGATGAGCACAACCGCACATGGTGTTTCGATGGTGAGTGAATCACCTTGTACTTCAACGTCACCAATCAAATCTTCGCCTGTAACTAACTTGATGCATTTAATCATTATAAACTCAACTGTAAGGGTGTTAGGAGGATTATTTAATTACAAAATGTCAATCTTCCGAGGCTTCTTATCCTCGGGGACGATGCGTTCCAAATCAATGGTGAGAACACCATCAACAAGTGACGCATCACGAACAACTACATCATCAGCGAGTGTCCACTTGCGAGTGAACGCACGCTTTGCCAAACCGCGATGGACATATTCCACTTCGGTTTCTGAAGTTTCTGTCTTTGCTGAAATGGTAAGAACTCCCTCAGCCAATTCAACATCAAGTTCATTCCGCTTGAAACCTGCCACGGCAAGTTCGATGCTCCAATGCTCAGCATCATGCTTAACGATGTTGTATGGGGGATAATTGCTTGCACTATTAACCGATTCAATGGTATGAAAACGGTCCCATAGACTATCAAAGCCAATAGCCCATGGTGTATTAAGAGAAGCAGAGTTAAAAGTAAAGGTACGTGTCATAATTCCTCCTTTGAGCGAATGTGTTAGTGATACCCTTTCGGCGTATCTAAGGTTAAGTTAACTCCTAACACCCCTACAGTCAAGTCTTATTTCTTTTTTCCAATATTATATTTTGCTACTAAATTCCAATTGTTCTTTTCACCAAATGCAAGTACTTTGATTTGTGATAACGGTGCGGTATCTTCACATAGGTCTGGGTTCACAATGTCAACCAATCCCCAATCTTCAAGAAGATGAGCAACTGTATTACGTCTGTGTAAATCGTTATCTGATAAATCAGCATGCTTACCGTCAAGGGCAAAAAGTTCCTTAAAGTGAACAATGAAATATCTGCCTTGCTTATGTAAGATGTGACAGCTTTGGTATAGTGTTTGATCCTTTCGTGAGGCAACACCAATACGTGTTAATGTTTCACGAACCTTCAAGAAGTCATCCGGATTCACCAATTTAACTTCTAATGGTTCATACCCAGGAATTGCGGGTATATTTATTAAATCATGCGCCATTTGTCAATCCACCTGTGTTCAATTTTTCTTTAATTGTGAGAATTTGTTCTGGCGTTAAAAGAGCAAGAGCCTGAAATGCTTTCTCAGTATTGTATTTATAATACTGTTTAACCACATCAATATCTTCGACTTTTTCAGCCTTCAACCACTTGTTGAATCTCTTTCGAGGTCTCACTATATTTATAAGAAAATCAAACTGGAGGCGTTTCTCCAGATGGGGACGACTATTCATTTCATTGGCAGCAATTACTGTGTCTGCCCCGAAACTTAAACTCTTGTTTACAAGATAGGGATTATACTGCTTCTCACTCCACTCATCCACAATGAGTGCATCCTTAGAGTAATGAATGGCATTCACAAAATCGAAAGGACTAATTTTCGGAGTTTTATATTCCTCAATTTTTTCTTCTACGATTTCTTCGCCATCAAGATTTATCATGTGCCAGTAGGTCTAATGTGGAAATTTCTTCGTGCATCTTAAAGTTTCTATATCCTCGTTCTGTGATGAATTCAACATCAAACGAAGGATTTTTATCTACATTGATAGTACTCTTTCCCCGATAGAAATCTAACGGATACAGATAGACATTTGAAGTGTCAACATCAACCCCAAGAAGAAAATCAATACCACATTTGGCATAATCTGTCTTTTTTCTTTTTGAGCCCTTGTCCCTACCATTTCCTTTAGCATATGTTTCAACACTTCTATTTTTACTAGTTAATGACTTTACTTGTACCAGTAAAGACTTTCCTGTTCGGGGATGACGAATCAATAAATCATATGGAGAGGATGGATTCTCAGGAGTTGATGTCTCCCAACCTCGATAAATGAAATATGTCTTAGCCATTAGTTGTGTGATTTGTCCTTTTTCATGGTCAGTCACAAATGTCGAATAAGAACTGGGAATAAGATTCATAGTATTCTCCTATTACTTCATCTCACATGCTGCCATGATTTCTGTCAGACATGCTACTAGATTAATTTCAGCATCGGCAACGAACGCCGCCTTGTATTGATAATCAGCCAATAGCAATACCAACTGAGGAACTTGAACCACCTCAGTGAGTAACGTATCATACAACTTTCGAAAGAGCATGTTCGGATCGTTGTCCATGTTGTTCACAACCCAACCGCGCATCTTCTTGAAATCCTTTTCACGGAGAGCCGTGAGAAGTTCCTTCATGTTTGCATCACTGATGTTCGTGAGAATACCTGCATCAATATTACCCGATGAGGCATATCGTTGCAACTCATTTAATACACGCCGATAATCAGGGAAGTGCTTATTTAACACCTCAGCAACAGCTTTCGGATCAAACGTGACTTGTTCTTCCTTCAAGATGTCTGATACTCTCTTAAAGAATTTCGCCGCCATGGCAGGCTTATCATCCTTTGAGAGTTTGAAATCCACCACGGTGGTTCTACTGTGTAGTGGAGGAATAATTCTATTTTTGTAATTACAAGTGAAAATGAACCGACAATTCTTACTAAACTCCTCAATGAAACCACGAAGTGCGGGTTGTGTGGAATTAGGATTTAAATAATCTGCCTCATCAAGAATCACGACCTTTGTTTTACCAGCCAAAGAAACTGTACTGGCAAAATCTTTAATCTTGGTTCTGAGTACATCAATACCTGATTCCTCAGATCCGTTGATAATAATATACTCACATCCTAATTCTTCACACAAAGCCCGGGCTATCGTGGTCTTACCTGTCCCTGCTGTACCCGCCAAGAGCATGTTAGGAATATTATCCTTATCCACAAACTCTTGGAACGTGTTCTTCAATGTCTGCGGAAGAATACAATCAGAAATTTTCCGCGGACGATACTTTTCAACCCAAAGAAACTGCTCACGATTTGCTTCCATAATATATTACACCTTTGATGTAGTGTCGGCTGCAATCAAATATGTTAGTTCAGAAGTTGTAGATTCAAAGAAAAATACCAATACCTTACCTGCCTTGGCGATGGCGTGTGATACATGCACCTTATACTCACCAGGAACAATCTTGAATGTATCAATTGCCATCTTGACATCAAACGACACATCACTGTCACCCAAAGGTTGCGTGAATGAATGTGATGTAGAATTCTTCGGATCATTCACAAACAATGTCACCTTACCATTCTTTGATACGATGTTCATCATTGTGGCAGATACAACCGAAGCCGTCTTGACAATCATGTTAATGTCAGATGCCGTGAGCTTAAAGGAGTACAAGTGTTCAAGCTGCGGAGGATTATCAGACGGAGCTGCTACAAGACTCTCATCTGCAAACTTGAATGAATGATTACGCCCATCACCATGTTGAATGACCAGATGCTTCTCATGAAACTCAATGTCTGGTGTCTGTGACATTGAAAGAAGTGTTAGAAGCTGTGTCAAATCGTAAATAGCGAACTGCTGAGGAAACGTTTCCTCGACAACAGCCCGTGCCTGAATACTATTTACTGCATTACGAGTTGCCAACTTATTACCCGCCTTCACTAGAAGGTTAGGACTAATCTGTGCGAAACTCTGTAGCAGTGATACCGTCTTGGAACTAATCTTCATGTTGTTTCTCCTCAATGTAAGTGTCATGTACGTATAGTAACATAATAGCGTAGTGAATGATTTTCAAGATGTCATCACGATTATGTCCATTCTTTTTTCCATATCGTTGAGCATACTTCATGATGTTACCTACAGTAAACCCAACACCGTGACCATTATCAAAAATGAATTCAGATGCTTGAAACTTGTTTCGTGAATAATGTTGGGTATAGGTCTTATTAATGTACGCCTGAATTTCCTGAAGGATTCTATCCTCAGAATAGCGATAATTGAGCATCTTCACCGTTCCTGATATTTTTGTAGCGGGAATGGTTGTCTGCATTATGCCTGTACCACAGGATATTGTCCACCTTCAGCATCAGACAACGTGCGATACCATCCATTGCAGTTACGGAGCTTGCCCGGTGCACCTGAGACTTCACAAATTGTAAAGCTACGCCGTTCAGCGTCACGAATTTTTTCATCCAAAACATCATGAATCAGGTCGGTGTAGATGCGAAGTCCGCCCCACTTCTCCTTCACTTGGATGATACGAATGTTCGTAATCTTTTGCTGTTCAATGAAATCAAATACTTCATTGATGAGTGATGCCCAACCCTTTCCCACTGACTCTAGAGCAAGAGCCCTGTCATATCCTTCATACACAACAAACGTGGGATACCTCGGTGATGCTGCCTTAGCCATAATTATTTCTCCTCAATTAAATCTTCAACAACAGAATCCGGAATATTTAACATCCGGTGTGGATCCTTCATATTAATACGCGATATTACTTTTTGGTTTGTATGTTCCCAAATGCCTCGTAAATAGGCCTTCTTTAACATAACAAGTAGTTCGTCCTTTGTCAAGTTCATATTAACCATTAAAGAATGTTGCAGAAATCCAAATACCTAAGTAACTACCACCCACACTACCCAAGGCATATCCTAACCATTGATGCCACTTATCTTGACCCTGAGCAATTTTTCGAATCACAAAAAATTGTATAGACGCGAGCATAAAATCACTGGCTGCTGCGGTATGATAATGTGTATCGGCAACTGCACGAAAGTTAATACACCATATGGAATAATTCAAGAGCTGAATTAAAAATAGTACACCCGCTTCTTTAAGTTTTGTCAATTTCATAGTTTCTTCAAAGTTTTCCGTATCCGATAAACGTCCCATTTAACCCACGCCATCATAATAGCATAAAATAGAAAAAGCACACCAAAAATTGCCACGAACATAATCATGTCAGCCAGGACTTTTGCAATCCAGAATTTGATAGCGGTAATCATAGATGCATCTCCTTGATGTAATCCCACACAATGATATTCATGGCAGCACTCACGTTAAACGAACGAAGGACTCCACGTTGAGGAATACTCACTTTATAAAAGTGTTCATTAGTAGTTATTAGCGGAGGAATACCATGACTCTCTGAACCGAATACGAACAACGGATTTATTATTTCTTCCGAATATTTCAACGCCATTTTTCGTGATCCAATTTCATCGCCGCCCTGTTCACACAACACCACAGTGTTCCACTTCAACATATATTCCAATCGTTCATTGATTTCGGCGTCGGCGTGTATCGGGTCGTCATAACTATATTGAACGATGTTAATATAATTCTCAGCACCAACTGTGCTGCGTCTGTCAAACTTATTACGCCCAAAGATATAGAAATTCTCTGCACCCAATAGACACGCTGACCGAATCATCATCCCAATGTTGAGTTCTCCTGTAATGTTAATACACCCCACCGAGAACTTCAAGTGTTCCTTATTGCAAATGGCAATGTTTTCTTCAACACTATTATTCTTATATTCATCCCGAACATTATACATTTTACTATTTGTTTCAGCGATGATTTTAGAATAATTCACCATTGGGTTTTCCATATATCACCTATTAGAAGGGAATGTCATCGGGATACCCCTCAGCCTGTTCGGCTGGGGTCATCGTGACACCTGCATCCACCTTTGTATAGAGGTCGAGAAAGCTCGCCTTGGTCTCAGAATTGAATCGAGCAATACAGAGATTGATTGCCTTGAGACGGTCACCAAACATAGCGTAGGCGTTCACGATATGCTCCAGACGCCGCGTGGAGATGAGTTCATCCACAGCACCCTCCATGAACGTCTTACGAATGATTTCTGCCCATGCCACCAGCTTGTCGGCAAAATCCTCATCCACCTTTTCCACACGCTCCATCTTCTTCATGATAATCTTCTTCTCCACCCGGGAGTTAGGATACTCCTGTTCGATGGTCACAGCGAAACGCTCGAGGAGTGCATCGTCCAGAATCTGTGCGGACATGTACTTACCATCGTCAGAACCCTGACCCTTGGTGTTACCCGTTGCCACGATATTGAAACCTGGGGCAGGGTGAATAATCTCGCCCGTCTTTTTATTGAAATACGGCTTTCCTTCAAGGATTGCCTGTAGGCACATCAGCTTGTTACTGCCGCGGTCGCTCTCGTCCAGAATGACCACAGCGCCGCGCTTCATCCCAATGGTCACGGGACCTTCACGATACACCACGTTGCCATCCACAAGAGTATTGCCTCCAATGAGGTCATCCTCGTCAGTTTCAATGGTGACGTTGACACGGATACACTCACGCTTCAATGCGGCACACACCTGCTCCACCATGGTGGTCTTACCATTACCAGACAATCCTGTAATGAACACGGGATAGAATTGCTTGGAGGCGAGGATGGTCATGAGATCCTTATGAAACCCGAAAGGTACATAGGTGCTATCCTTGTTTGGTACAAGGTTGTCCACCTCAATCTTGAGCTTCGGCTGCGATAGATACATTGTAGATGCATTACTCACAATAGGTGCCTCTGCCTGAATAGGCGTATAATTTGAAGTGCTTGTAGGCGTGATGGCATAGACGCCGCGCCGAACCTTGTATGCTGGGTCATTCAAAAACACATTGGGACTTTCACCCACCTCACGGGCGACCGTGAGAACATCAGGACGAGAAAACTCGGTCTTACCAGTAGCGCGAAGGGCATCAATGAGTCGGGTCATGTTTACTCCTGTGTGCTTGAATGATGAAGTGTACATCTCAGATTATACTATAAATATAACACCATTTCTCTCGTCTGTCAAGCCCTACGTAAGTGCTTATTTTTCAACAACTTACGTAGGGCTTCACAGTATTACGCCATCTGTTCAATGAACCTATTTAAGAATACACGCGAAATCATTTTCGTATTTTGCATTTTCTTAAATGCCTTGAGCAGAGACCCCTTCTTTGAGCCATCCTTGTAGCTCTTGAGGACTGTATCCATATCCACATCTTCAACTTCTAGTTCATCACCTGGCACCATGTAGTATACATCATACCCGGCGAGCTTCATACCGAAATACTTGTACTTTGCGAATTCATCGGCATACTGCTTATCGAACACTTCCTGATTGAATTCAGGATTATTTCGCGTCAAGGTTCCCATCACCTGACTGCGATAGTTGCGACCTGACATCAGATAGAAACCCACCACCCGCGAACCTGTATGCTGCCGATACATTTCAAGAAGTGCCAACGTGATGTTACCACACTTCGACACCATGACCTGCTTCTTTGTCTTGCGATCCTCAATCACAATCCGACCCCGGTACATTCCACCGGCGTTACCCATCTGCTCACCATCCTTGAACGCCAATCCATATGATGCTTCACCGTCAGTAAGCAGTACCGTGTTTAGAATTTCCACACGGGTGTTTTTCTTGAATTCCTCAGCAAGCGAGCGAAGAACCAAAACAGCGTCGTTCAATGGAGTCCCACCCAAATGCATCGAAGGGGGGACATGGTGGGAGCTTGAAGAATAATAGTAATAGTTTGCCGAACGCTTATAGGCGTTAGCCAAGAGAAGAAGATTTTTCACCGACACGTTAAATTCTGCAGCACCCATGTTATAATGGAGCAACTGCTTCAAGCGAAAATCAACATTGTTAATTTGAATGGATCGGTCACGATTGTCGTTAGGACATGTGCGATACATCGTACCGAAAATTGGATGCTTGCTCTCAGAGCGTGTAATACCCGACAACATGAAATCCTTTTCAGCTGAGGTGTCAATGAACCCATACACATCGAAGGGGATATTCACCTTTCGGCAAAACATGGAAAGATTAATGATTTGCTCAATGGTACCTGCCATGTTTTCAGTCATGGAACTTGACAAATCAATAACCATAAGCATTCCATGATTCTTCCCATTGGGAATTTCGGTTGACTGTAGGAACAGATCCTCTGAAATCTGATAGCGCCAAAGTTTTTCCGTGTTCAGCTTACCCGTCTTGCTAACACGCGCCTTGGCGAACTGCTTGGCATTTCGCTTTAGCTCAAACTCCTTAACCAAATACTTAATGTAATTACGATTGGTGCTCATGAAGGTGTTGTATAGGTCATTCTCCTTCGCCAAATATTCCGGCTTGTATTCAGACCGCATCTGCTGATGCACCACACGGGCAGGGATTACATAATCCTTGTGATTCAATTCAGGCCAGAAAATATATGTATTAGGATAGGCATCCTCATCAATGAGCTTTTCCTGATTAGCCTCAAGAGCCTCGTCAGTGATGGATCCCATTTCCTGATTCTCAGCCCATTCCGTCATCATCCTACGATAGGCATTGCTCTTGGACATGCGTTCCAGCTTGTCGGCAGCATTATCCTTACCTGCGGCGCGAAGCTGGTCTATAACATCCTGCAGCGTCTTGCCACTACCTGGAGTATCGCTGGAATATTCACCATACCCTTCGCCCGTGCCCTCGCCCTCGCCGCCTTCATCCATGTTGTCAATGGCGTCAGACAGAGCATCGAGGTTGTCGAAAATGTCATCGGAAATATCATTGAACTCCCCATCCGCTGCCGCAAA